CCTTGACGAAGAAACCGAAGTGCCTGTTGAAGAAAGCCTTTTCAGCTATTGGCGCACACCTATTGCCAACAACCTTGATGACAACAGCCCGCTTGGCATGAGCATATACGGCAACGCCTTGGAAACGTTGCACGCCTTGGACATTTGCTATGACAGCTTCGTCCGGGAGTTCCGGCTTGGCAAAAAGCGCATCATTGTCCCCGCCCGTGCCGTTCGTTCCGTTGTTGACCCGCAAACGGGTGCGCTTGTGCGGTACTTTGACGCAACGGACGAAACCTATGAAGCCCTTGCAAGTGATACGCCGGATGACCTTAAAATACAGGACAACAGCGTTGAATTGCGGGTGGAAGAACACGTTGCGGCAATCAACGCTTTCCTTTCCATCCTGTGTTTACAGACAGGCTTTTCGGCGGGTACGTTTACTTTCGATCAACACACGGGCTTGAAGACCGCAACAGAGGTTGTTTCCGAAAACTCAAAGACTTACAAGACAATCAAGACCGTGCAAAACCAACTCCGCCCGGCAATCGAACACCTTGTGCGCAACATTGTTGATGTTGCCATACTTTACGGCATGACGGACGAAAACGGGCAGACCGTGGAAAGCCTTGCCGCACCGGGGTACAACGTGCAAATAACGTTTGATGACGGTATCACGCAAGACAGGCAAACCAATATCAACGAAGGGGTCATGCTTGTTGGTGCGGGCATTTTGAGCAAATACACCTTCTTGACCGACCCCAAATATGGACAGGGGTTGACCCCTGAGCAAGCGGAAGAGGAACTTGCACGGGTCAAGCAGGAAGGTGCGGCGGGCAACGTTGACCCGCTTGCAATCTTCGGGACGGCAGAATAAAAGGGGGATAAAAATGAAACTGTTTATTTCACAGCCTATGCAAAACAGAAGCAACGAAGAAATTGAAGCGGAGCGCAAAGCGGCAATTGATTCCGTTATGCGCAATTATCCCGGCGAGAAAATTGAAGTTATTGACAGTTTTTTCAAAGACAAGCAAGAACCGGACGGCGTTGCGCATGGACTTTGGTTCTTGGGTGAAAGCATTAAATTGCTTTCCACCGCCAATGTTGCGTATTTTTGCAACGGTTGGGAAAATGCACGGGGTTGCAGAATTGAAAATGCCGCCGCCATTGCTTACGGGTTGGATGTCATAGAGGATTATTCAAAATGTAAGATTTCACACAGGGTATTGAAATAAAATGCGCCCCGCATTTATTGACGCAATGTCATGGGAAATGGCAGAGGTTTACGGGGCTGTCACAGATCAAATATTGATAAACCTTGCCCATTATTTCCCGTACTATGACGCACGCAATTTCCCCCGTTCGTCAATCACGTATCAAGCGGATATGTTGGCGCAAATGGGGCAGGTCAACAAGGAAACAATGGCAATCATCCGGCGCAACCTTGTTGGCGTGGACAAATACTTGAACGCCGCTTTGGAACAGGTCATTATTGACAGCGTGGAAAAGGTCAACCCGGAGTTGTGGAAGGCGGTCAAAAAAGGCATTTTCATGCCGCCGCAAACCCCGGTTGTATCCCCAAACCAATACCGGGCGTTCAACCTGTACTATACGCAAGCGGCAAACAAACTGAACCTTGTGAACACGGTCATGCTTGAAAGCACGCAACAGGCATACCGGGCAACGGTTGCAGACATTGCCGCACGGGTACAGGCAACGCAAACCGCTATTGACATTGGTGCGGGTGAGGTTGTCACGGGCGTTTCGTCATGGAACAAAGCAACGGCGAACGCAATCAAGCGGTTGCAACAGAATGGAATCACGGGCTTTATTGACCACGGGGGACACAGGTGGAGTGCGGAAGCGTATGTTGCAATGGATATCCGCACAACCATGTTCAACACGGGGCGGGCGGCTGTTTGGGAAACCAATCAAAACTTCGGCAATGACCTGTACCAAGTGAGTTACCACAACGGCGCACGCCCGCTGTGCTACCCTTGGCAAAGCAAGGTCATATCAAGCACGGACAATGCCCGTGTTGTTGCTGACCTTGACGGGTACGAAGTGCAGGTGTACGCACAGAGCGAAACAAGCTACGGCGAACCCGCCGGGTTGTTTGGTATCAATTGCAAGCACTACCCCACCCCGTTTATACCGGGCGTTTCCCTTGTCCGTGAGGGCGGGCAGAGCGAAGAGAAAAACGCAAAGACCTATGAGGAAAGCCAACAGCAACGGGGTCTTGAGCGCAAAATCCGTGAGGAAAAGCGGGATTTGTTGATGCTGAAGGCGCAAGGTGCGCCGGATGATTTGATAAAGGCACAGCGGGCAAAGATACGGCAAACGGATGATGACATTGACGCATTTTGTGATGCAACCGGGCGTGCAAGGCGGCAAAACCGGGAAGCCGTTTACACAAAGCGGGAGTTTCCTTCGTCAAAAACCTATGATGTTTCCTTGTTTGAGCAACAGCAAAAGGAAATGATTGAAGGGTTCTATTCCGGCGGCGGCGCACAGGTTGAGTTTAGCAACACCCCGGGCATGACCCCGAATGTGCCGCTTGTGCCAAAGCCCCGGCAAGCCACGCCGCCAACGCAATCAACATTCAATTATGGCAAGCCGTTTGAAGATCAAGGATACCGAAAACCGCAACAGAAACAGTTTGCGTCCGCACGTGCAACCCTTGATGCCGCCCCGGCAAACGCAAGGGCGGTTTGGGAGAAGTGCGCACCGGAACTGAAAACGCCGTCATTTGGTGAGTACGGCACAACGGGCGCACACTATTCGCCCGCCACAAAACGCACGTATTACAAATCATACAAAGAAGCGTTTGAAGAAAGTTCCTATCAGCGGAAAAACGTTGTTTGGTTCCACGAATACGGGCATAATTTGGATAATGTGCTTGGCGGCGGCGGTCAAACCGGATACCTTTCGACAACGTACAAAGGCGGCTTGTTTGGGCAGACAATCAACAAGGAATGCGAAGCGGCTGTCTCGAAATTTTATTTGCATGACAAAGGTTTTAAGGATGCCTTTGACGCAGTACGGGCGGCGCAAGACGCACCCGGCGGAATGGGTTTCAACGCCTTTGTCCGGCAAGCCTTGCGGGGAACGGTATCACGGGACGAATTTTATGCGTTGCGTGATATGATGGAAGCATCCGGGTATGCGGAAAGCACAATGCGCAAAGTGGTTGCAGATCACTTGCAACCGCTATTTGAAAAGGAACTTGCGTCAATGGTACACAGCCGGGAAACGGGCAAGGCGTTTTGTGCATGGGTCAAAAAAACATTTTCGATATACGAACGTTCGGATATATCGGATATGTTTGAGCGGTACACGGTTGCGCACTATGACGAAGCGTTCCCGTTTGGCGTTGGTCACGGCAAGACATACGCAAGGCGTGACGGTGCAACAGAAAAGGAAGCCTTTGCGGAAATGTATAGCGCACTTGTGACGCAAAACGATTCGTTGCAGGTTATCAAAGACTTTTTCCCGGAATCTTTTGCCTTGTTTGAAGAAATGTTGGGGAGCGTGATTTGATGCTTGATTTTGACAGACAGCCAACGCCACGGAGCGCAGAGGAAACCGAACTTGATGAATTGCGGGATGCGTATGAAGAAACGTTTGGCGTGCCGTATGTGTTTGCGGTTGGGTTGAACGAAAACACGATGCAAGAAACGCTTGCGGATATACGGCGGCGCATTGCAGAGAATGACCCGCAACCCGCACCCAAATACGAAAAGGGCGTTGATTATTGAAAGGGGGAATTGGTATGGGATGCACGCATGACAGAATCAAAAGCGTGAACTGCCACATTTTCTGCGATATTTGCGGTGCAGAACTGCCCGTAGAGTATCTGACAAGGAAAACCTACACCGGGGAGCATGAACCGCCCGCAAAGGCGCAGGAAACGCAGAAAAAGACCACACGCAAGCGCAAGGCGTAAAGCGCACAGGTTGCAACGCATTTATAGCGCATTGGCGTAGCGGGAGCGCACCCGGCTTTGACCCGGGAGGTATAGGTTCGACCCCTATATGCGCCGCTTTGCGTTGCAACCAACTTGCAACCAACTTGCAACCAAGTTGCAAGAAATTCGCATTTTAATTCGCTTTTTTAGCGGTTTTTCGCGGATTATTGAATTAAAATGGAAAAATCAGCGGTTTATTTCCAAATAACAAGATGAAACAGGCGGCATTATGTAAAAAAATGCCGCTTTTTTCATACAATCATGCCCGCCGGGGCGTAAAACACGGAGAGCGGTCAATCTCCAATGACCGTAAAAAGGGGGAGCAAAACATGGCGGGTATTTTTACACGCAAGGCGTTGACCGACATTCTGAACAACGGTGACTTGACCCCGGAAGAGCGTGCCGACAGCATTTTCAGCCTGTACGGGCGTGCGCTTGATGACGGATATGTTACCAAGGGGGCGGCACAGGCGGCACAGGATGCGGCAATCAAGACAGCGCAAGAAGCATGGGCAAAAGAGCAAAAGCCCGTAAATGTCAAAGAAACGCCCGAATACAAGGAACTGTTGGGGCAGTTTGACGGGTACAAAACAAAGCAAGCCGCAAGGACAAGTGCGGAGTATGCGGATGTAAAGCCCAAATTCTTTGACAGGGTTTATGACCTTATTGACCGTGCGGACGGGGCGAAACCCGTGACGGAACAGCTTGCCGATTTGCGGAAGGATTATGAGGAATATTTCACCGCAAAGGCAGACCCCGCACCCAACAAACCGCAGTTTGGTGCAAGGACGGAGGGCAATATGCCCAAAGGCGAAGAAGGGGCGGTTGCGGCATTTCAAAATGCTTGGGGCTTTGTCCCGGCGAAGAAATAACGAAAGGAATGAAACAAAATGGCTAATCTGAATTATGCCGTACAGTACGGCAGAGCGATTCAAACCGCTTATCCTTATCTGTCCTATTATGCTGACCTGTGGAATCAGGGTGAATCCTACCGTTTCCGTCCGCTGAACGGCAAAACGGTTATGATTCCGATTGTAACCACCTCCGGCGCACGGGCGGCGAACCGTGACAGCATTGACGGTTCTTTCTCCCGCAATTTTGACATTGATTGGCAAGCAATTACGATGACGATGGACAGAGAGTG